GGTTCCATGCCGCGAAATCTCCGTGCGAGTTGTAAAGTGAACTCTTACATCAACATACAAAAGCAGTAAAAACTAATATGACCTACCCATGCCTAGTAACCAAGCGACTCGATGAACTCACGCCAGCATCGTATAATCCAAGAAAAATTTCCAGCGATGCTTTAGGCCGATTGACTAAAAGCCTTTCGGAACTTGGGAACCTTCAGCCGATAACTTGGAACGCCAAGACCGGGAACATAGTCGGAGGCCACCAACGCCTAAAGTGCTATTCGGCACTTAATAAAGAGGAAGTCCAAGTCTGGGCGGTGTGGCTCGATGAACAGCAAGAGAAGGCGGCCAACATCGCACTAAACAAATTGAGTGGTGAGTTTGATTTGCCAGCACTAAAAGATTTGTTTGAGGGATTGGATACTGGTGAGATTGATCTGGACATAACCGGGTTTGGGGAGCTAGAAATAGCGGAAATGATGGAAGCAACCGCACCAGAGGAGGACGGCAAAGCCACCGGGGAAAAGTGTGAGGCGTGTGGCAAGCCATTGTGAGGAATGATTCGACAAGCAGATTTAGTCCAAAAGTGGGGAATGGACAAAGGCCAGATTTCAAAAATGGTCAAAGCGGGGATGCCCCTAACTTCGGAGGCAGACGCATACCGATGGAAACTAGCAAATCAAAAAAAGCCAAGCCGAGTGCAACCAATCTTGCCCCCATCTACGACCTCATCCGAGACATCCGAAACCTCGGACTCCGAGTCGTTAAAGTCGGAAAACTCGCTTGGCAGATTGATTCGAGCGAAAAGGGCAGAGCTAGTTGCTTACTCATTGGTGGCGAGAGCAAGCAGGGACGGAAACCCGGTTGCTATGAGGGCGGCGATTGCGGGATGGGGAGAGGCAAAAAAAAGAGCAAGCGAAGCAGAAATGGAACACGCTCAATTCGAGGAAGCAACAAGAGCCGTCATCCGAATGGACGAAGTGCGGGAAGTGTTCGGTAAATGGCTTGGCTCAATTAGGAACTTAATGGACGCAATGCCAGCATCGCTTTCGGCCAGAGCAAACCCAAGTGACCCGGAATGTGCAAAGCAAGCCATCCAAGAGGGCATCGACCAAATCTTTGTGACGATTCAAAAAGCAGAGGGAGCGTTCAAATGATTGAAACAATCTTGTGGGGAGCAAAAGTAGGAATTGGCCTAATGGCTGGGATTATCCTTGTTAAGCTGGTATGCATATTTTTATTCTGGGTGTTTGTTTTGGTGGCCTCATACTTCGGCAAATGAACGAATCTGTTTTTCTTTTACTTGCTGGATTATGGATTATCTGCATCCTTGGCTCGTTGTTGGATGATATTCTAAAATGAAACGCTCACCACTTAAACGCAAAACGCCACTCAAGCGAGGTGGCAAGCTACGCCGAGTTTCTAAAAAGCGAAAAGGCCAGAACGAAGTCTATAAGGATGTGCGGGAAAAGTTTCTTGGAAACAACCCGGTCTGCCAAGTGTGCAGATGCAAGATGGCAAGTCAAGTGCATCATCGCCGGGGTAGGTTTGGCGATAGACTGAACGAGACAGAGTTTTTCTTGGCCGTGTGCTTTGAGTGCCACCATAAAATTCATCAGAATCCAACTTGGGCTTATGCCAAGGATTATATGATTAAGAGATGAACCAGCTTTTCGATGTTAAGCAATTTGCAAGAACAATCTTTGAGCCAAGGGAAAAACTCTCGATTCCAGAATGGGCAGAAAAGAATCTAACCCTTTCGGCTAGGGTAACGAATATCCCCGGTGCATATTCGACTAAACTAACTCCGTATGTAAGAGAGCCATTAGAGGCTTTCGGAGATGACTCGGTTCGCAGGGTTACGCTCGTATGGGGGGCGCAAACATCCAAGACAACCACAATTCTAGCTGGCCTAGCTTATAGAATTGCAGAGCATCCTTGTCCCGCACTATGGGTTATGCCGTCAGAGGCTTTGGCTAGGTCTTTCTCTGAAACCAGATGGCTTCCGATGGTGGACGATTGCCCAGCACTTGCCAAAGAAAAGCCAGATAATACCGATAAAATTAAATTGCTAGAGCAACATTTCAAACGAAGTTCACTTTGGTTTGTTGGTGCTAGTTCGCCTAGCAATTTGGCATCTAGGAGCGTAGCACTTCTCTGCTTGGACGAAGTGGACAAATACCCAGAAGCTGGTGCGAGCAAGAGTGAAGCAGGGGCGTTGCAGTTGGCAGAGGCTAGAGTTGCGACCTATCCAAATCATTTAATCATCGCCACATCTACGCCAACCACGGCGGATTCTACGATTTGGGCAGAATGGCAAAAGGGCGATATGCGTTTCTTTTTTGTGCCTTGTCCACATTGCAACCACAAGCAGAAGCTAATCTGGGGACAAGTGAAGTGGGACGAGGCCGCCAAGGTCGAAGAAGCAGTTTATGATTTTAAGCTAGTTAAATCATCGGCCTACTATGAGTGCGAGAACTGCAAGGGCAAGATTACAGACGGCCAAAAAACAGCAATGCTCCGGGGTGGAGAGTGGATTGCGACCAACCCTAAAGGCGAACCAAACCGCCGAAGCTATCACTTGAACGGACTATATGCTCCTTGGGTTTCGTTTGGCTCCCTAGCGGTCAAGTTCTTGCAAGACAAATATAGTGGAATCATCGGGCTACAAGACTTCGTGAACCGCATCCTTGCTGAACCTTGGCTAGAACACGAACAAGAGCGTATTGAGATCAAGGCGGGTGGTTACAATATGGGCGAGGTTCTAGATGGCGAGAAAACCATTATGTCAGTCGATATTCAAGAGTCTGGTGGGTTTCACGCTTGGGCATTGGTTCGGGCTTATAGTGGAGACAAGTCTAGGATGGTCTGGTTTGGTAGGCTGGAAACTTGGGGAGACATTCAAGCTAAAGCACAAGAGTTTAATGTTGAACCCAAGTGCGTATTTGTGGATTCGGGCGATCAGACCAGAGATGTCTATTATCAATGTTGCGTGAACGGATGGATAGCCTTGGTTGGTTCGGATAGGGCAAGTTTCTCGGAGATCGTTAATAACGAAAAGATAACTCGCCCATTTGCCAGAATCGCCAATGGTGACCCGCTATCTGGTAAGGCTCCGCAATCTAGAATTGGATGGAAGTGGAGGCTTTGCCCGGTGTGGCGTTGGTCTAACCCTGCAATTAAAGACATATTCTCAAAGCTAGTAAGTAGCGATGGGTTTGTGGCAGATGATGTTCCGCAAGTTTGGAGATCACACATAGAGGCAGAAAAGAAGGTATCAATTAAGAACCCGATGACCGGGAGAACACGAATGGTTTGGAAGCAGATAGCCAAGGATAATCACGGACTAGATTGCGAATGTATGAACATAGTTGGGGCTGGTTTGCATAAGCTATTGAACATCACACCCGCAAGTTTGACAGAGGAGTTTGAGAATGGCGAAGGGTGATTTCATCGGACTACCCCTAACCACCCTCACTTCTCTCCGTGATAAATATATCACTTGCCTAGAAGCGATTGCGGTGGCGGGTTCAAGTTATTCCATTTCTGGAAGGACATTCACCAGAGCCAATCTTTCTGATGTCCGTGATACGATTGCAGAATTGACCCTTGCGATTCAGCAAGCAACTGGTGGCCGTATTAGAACCACCTACGCAAAGTTTGGCCCTGCTCGTTCGATTGGGATGGCGTAAGTGAAGAAAATCGGGCTGAACTTTCTCGATAAGGCTATTGCCTTTGTAAATCCGCAAGCGGCGGTTGATCGGCTTGCTTCTAGGGCAAAGCTCACAGCTTTTGAATATGATGCAACGCAATACAATCGGCAACGCCGTGGGCCGTCCTCATTATCTGGTGCAGAAGGTTTTCGCTCAAACTATGACCGGGTAGAACTTTTAAAGCGTTCTAGGGATTTGGCCGAGAATGTCGGATTGATTCGTGGATTGCTGATGAAGTTTGCCAGCCATTGTGCGGGTAACATTTCCTATCAAGCTAGAACAGAAAGCCCTAAAGTTAATACAGATGTAGAGGCTTATTGGAATGATTGGTGGGACAAGTGCGATCTTTCTGGACGCAATACCGGGTCGTTCTTGATGCAGATTGCAATGATGTCGATGTTGCGTGACGGAGACTTTTTGTTTGTTTTGGTGCGTGACCAGAATGGCAATCTAAAGCTACAAGGCATTGAGGCAGATAGAGTTGGAGACCCAAACCGAACATACACAAGTCTTAATCTAATTAGCGGAATCCACATTGATCAAGAAACTGGTGCGCCTACTGGTTACGACATTTACCTTCGCACATTTGGCAACGCCTACATTTTTCAAACAACCATTCCCGCAAGCCAAGCGTTTCACTTGTATGACCCGCTTCGAATTGACCAATACCGAGGCATTTCTGCTTTCCATACGGCCATCAACGATTGCGTAGATTTGTATGAAATCATCGCATCCGAAAAGATGGCCGCTAAACTTGCAAGCTCGCAAGCTGGGATTGTTAAGCGCAATAACAACAATGCGTCAGATTTATCCACGCTCACAAACGATCTAAATGCCGACAACCAAGGCATTAAGCTAGAAACTATTGAGCCGGGTAAGATCAGTTATTTAGAAGTCAATGAGGACATCGTTTTCCCAGATGGCCCAAGCCGTCCTTCGGGTGCGTTTGCGGAGTTTCATAGGATTCTTTTACGAAACATTTGTATGGGCGTTGGCATTCCCTATTCGTTTGCCGTTGACCCTTCTATGATGTCTGGCCCAACCGCCAGACTTGAAATGCAACAAGCTGGACGCACTTTCCGAAGATACCAGAAACTTCTTGAAGATAAGGTTCTTCGACCACTCAAGAACATCGTTATTGCAGACGGAGTGGCGAGGGGCTTGATTGCAAACAACCTTGGAAGCAAAAGCACCAAGGGAGTCTTTAACTTTGGTGCGAATGTCTCCATAGATTTAGGAAGGGAGAGCCAAGCCAATATATCCGAGTTTCGAGCCGGACTGACTACCGCAAGCTCAATCTATGCCGAAAAGGGATTGGACTTTGAAAGCTCGATGAGGCAGAGGGCATTAGAAGCCAAATTGGTTAAAGACCTTTCAGAGCAGTATGGCGTTCCACCAGAGACTATTTCCGACATTAACAAACCAGCACCAGCACCCGCATTTGGCTCGCCAGCACCAGAGCAAATGCAAGATGAAGCTCAAGACGAAAACGCCGTTGTGATTGTTCCTCCGATTAAAGAACAAGATACCGCAACCCGCACAACTGGTAGCGATGGGGATATTGATGTTGGTGAGGAGCGTGAGCCTACCGAAAAAGGTGCAACCGAAGATACGCAAAAAATTGGTGGAATACAGATTGAAAATAATCTGCAAGAGTTGTCCAAGCTAGATAATAAGAGCGTTCAGATGTTAATTAAAGGGATGCTTAATGCTTGCGAACTTGGCAAGTATTCCGACATCGACTTTACTCCGCCACAAGGGGCTAGGGAGGCCGCCAAGCGAGCTTTAGAGGTTCGTAGTGAGAAACCATCTAGCCAGAGAGGAATGACCTCCGTAGGCATCGCTAGGGCTAGGGATTTGATTGCTGGCAAGGCATTATCCCCGGACACAATTCGTAGGATGCACTCTTTCTTTAGCCGTCACGAAGTCGATAAGAAGGGTCAAGGTTGGGACGATCAAGGCAAGGGCTGGCAAGCGTGGAACGGATGGGGTGGTGATGCTGGCTTTTCTTGGGTCAAAAAGCTCATCAAACAAATGGACAGCCGAGATGAAAAGCTAGAAGAACCAGCCTCTTGCCCAATCGCAACTCAAGATGTAAAAACGAATTTAGCTCATAGGCAAAATGCGGTTGATGATGCCAATTATGGCCCCGCTAATCCCAATGAGCCTAATGATGCCTATTGGAAGGCAAAGGCAGACGAGTTCCAAGGCGATGTAGCAACCGCAAAGAAGATGCGTTGTGGTAATTGTGCCGCCTTTAATCAAACCAATAAACTTCTTGGGTGCATTAAGAAGGGGATTGGTGAAGATGCAAATGAAGTTGCTATCGGTGGCGATCTAGGCTACTGCGAAATTTTTGATTTCAAATGTGCATCTAAACGGACTTGCGATGCTTGGATTGTTGGTGGGCCACTCACCGATAAATCTAAATAATTGACAAACTAGGGAGGGATTATGGAAAACGCCAACGGCGAGACAATTCTCACAACTTTTCTGACCTATCAGAATCAATACAAGATATTTCATTGGCAGACAAGGAGTTATAGCCAACACAAGAGTTTTGGCGAAATCTACGAGTCTCTTACAGAGAACATTGATGAATTTGTGGAAACCTTCATGGGC